TTATACCCCGGACTTGCCGGGGTAAGGTTCGATCGTGATCTCGATGTTCAGCGTCTTTTTTACCCGTCCGCTGCCTCGGCAAACGGGACATTCATACGGCTGCGGATCATCCTCTCTCCCGTATGGGTGAAACTCCGGTACCGTGTAAGCTATCCCGGTGCCCTTGCAGTTGCGGCACACCTCGATACTCTCTTTTTCATAATTGCGCACTTTCTCTGACATTCAGCCTTATTCCTCTTTTTTAGGTTCAACAAAAAACGTTTCGTCCTGCTCGACCTTGATGCCGACTTTCTGCATCAACTCGGGCATGTCCTCGTTCTCACGATCGGCGAGGAGCTTGTCTTTGGCGACCTCCTCGCTGGTGCGGACATACGCCGGGTTGAACTCTTTGAGCAGCTCCAGCACCGCCGCCCACGTAAAGCCCTTGCGGGTTTTGAGCTTCGGTGTCCCGGTGCGGAACCCGAGGACGCCGTGCGCCGTCTCCATGCTTTTCTTTTTGGAGAAAAGCTCGTCCCGGTTCTCGGTGGCGAACGTCTGCATCACCTCGAGGGCGTCATCCTTTTGCTGCTGGAACTTGGCGATCTCCTCGGCATTGCGCTCTCTAATCTTGGTAATCTCCGCGTCCATTGCCGCGTTGATACCCTGCAATTTGGCGTCGGCAAAGGCGAATGCGCCGAAAGCCTCCTCCATTTGGTCGCGCGTAACTCCCGAAACCACGACCTTTTTAACTCTTGTTTTTGCCATTGTTATAAAAATGAAAGTTGGTTATTTCTTCTTGTTGGCGCCGTCGAATATCCGGTGAAACATAGCCTCGATCGAGGCGCATTTCACGATTTCGAGGACTTGGGGGTTCTTGGAACACACCGAAGCGATAGCCTCCGACACCCGACCACCTCGACCGCCGAGAAACCCGACGCACGTCGATGTTTTATCGTTCCCGTCATCCGAAACCGCAAAGAATGCAACACCGCATTTGTCGGAAATTCCCTCCCCCGCAGAGTTGAACATAGATTTGAGTTCCTCGGCGATCTGCCCGGCACGGGTAGCGAAATCGACAGGTTCCCCGGGCTGGTCGGTTTTGGATTCCGACGTTGGGTGGACGAGGTTCGCGGGTTCGTACTCGACGGCATACGTTAAACCTGTGTATTCATCAACTACGTCTACTGCCATACGTTTACATTCTTTAGGTGTTAAATCAAAAAGATTCTTGCGAACAAATACACGTTCATAAGGAGCCGTAATGATTTTATACACAATATCACCAAGATTGGTATTCATGTTGGTTTTGAGGCACACTGCCTGCATTTCAAGCGGAATATATCCGCAACCGATGATTGATTTCTGATTGCTCATAATTTTTTGTTTTTAAGTGGTTTAATTTGTCTTTTTTCGCCTACGTTGCAAGCAGGTTAATCTCTTTGTTTTTCGGGTTCTGTTGCCTTGTAGCGGCTTGTACCTTTGTTTTGGCATAACAGCCGAATACCTCCGTAAAGCGGAATTACAGGATCGCATTGCCTCGGTAAACCGCAACAGGGCTCCGGCGAGCTGCTCACATGCGGCTCTCATAGGTCGCATATTCCGGCTGGTGAACGATCTGCAAGCCGCACTCCTCGGCGATATTCGCCTCGATGCGCGATCCCCGGCTGTCGCCCCAGTCTTTGAGCAGATAGATCGCATCGCATTCGAGCAACAGGGCAACGTCTGCGACGAGGTGCTCGTTCCAGCTCGCCTCCGAGCCGAGCCCGTTGTTGGTCGGGTTCACGGGTTCGTGCCCGAACGCCCGGATTTGCTGCTCCGCCTGCTTGAACTTGGCGGTTACTTGGTCGGTCGGCAAGCCCGAAATTTTGCCGCTGATGTACCATTTCATCGTCTCGCCCTCCATTTGCAGTAAATCCACAACTTGCACAGCCCGACGATTACCACAACAAGCAGCACGAGGGCAAGAGGCATCCACATAGGAGCGAGAACCCACCACCACGACCACGCGATGCACTTTGTCAGTTTCAGCACGATAAAGGCGATTGTGAGCAAGCCCAAAAAGCCGATACCTGCACCCGAAGAATTGTTGTTTGAACTCATAATTTTTTGTTTTTGAAAGGTGAATAAATCCGTTAATTCAATATCGCCGGGGAGGTTTTCCCCGCCGTGTAGCTTTGAGCCAAGAGCTCCATTGCGATACGCTCCGCCGCATCCATGTCCTTTTGTTTGTTGCGGAATGTATTGTACAGGTTCCGCAGACGCTCGGCGGGTATTTTGTTGAAAGACTGGTACCCGGTGGAACGGCAGGCAATTCCTTTGATTATTTCGGCGTTGCTTTCCTTGTCGATTTTACGCAGGTAGCCGCCGATCGCAGCCATAGCACGCTTACGCAGTTTATCCATTTGGTCGCCTTTGTCGCCCTCCAACTGCTTGGAAAGCGAGGCACAAACGTCGATAAGGGCGTGCGTGTCTATGTCGGCACTACTCTCGACGCCGAAGCTCTCGACGATCGCCCGTTTTTCCGCCTCCGTCAGTCCCAAACGCGAGCAAAGGGTGTGGAACTTGCGGAGTACCCCGTTGTGAATTTTATCCATTGTGTGCATAATTGTGTATCATTAAAGTTTATCAATCCAATACTCATTTGCGCCCTGTTCCCATATCACGAAATCGGCACCTCCCTCACCTTTTTCGCCTTTGAATCGGGTCGTTACGAATCCTTTGTACCCCTCGACCCGGATTTTCACCTCCGAGAGCTTTCGCACGTGCTGCGCGATAGCCGGATAGGGCTTGTTGTTTTCTTCGTGTGCTATGAAAATGAATAACTTGTCGGGAAACTCGTTTATCAATTCCATGAACACCGTCCGCGTGAACCCGACCAACGCCGTAATCGAATCAATCACGATCACGTTAGGGCTTTTGCGCTTCCGCAGGCGTTCCCGCAACTCCTTGATCGGTTCTTTCGCCAGCACGATAACCCGGGAGCCGACCTCCTGCATTGCGGCGTTTTTCCATGCGTTCTGAAACGACAGCGATAAACCTTGCTCCAACGTGTCGTAAGCCGCCCGATCCACGAACCCGCACAGGTATTTGAGCAGCTCCAAAGCAAGGTGCGTTTTACCGCCGCCGCTCTCCCCGTAGATAATCCATGCGCCCCGGAGTTCGGGTTTGCCGAACGACGCGAGCCATTTGCCCGTGAAATCGGCAACCTTGAACTTGGCATTCACCACGTTTTTATTGCTTATCGCTTTTGCCATGTCTAAATCCTTTCTCCCAATCTGATAATGAAAACATCGTGATCGGGCGCACCCCATTCGGGTTTGCCTCTGCCGATTGCAATGTTGTCGATTCTAAACAGCATTGCGGTATGGGTGTAGCCTCTGCGGAAGCGGGCATGGGTAAGTTCCTTTGGAATCATGTTACCACGATGGAATGCTTTTATTAAATCAATACCACATCTTCTGCATTTGGCAATAGTCCAATCGTCTATGGGCTTTCTGCCGATCAAATTGCCTTTAGAATCAAATACCGGATTGTCACATAACCGTTTTATCCAATATGGTTTAATCTCGCGGTACTCCTCGGGCTTTTCGCCGGAGGCTTCCATGTCGTACCACTTGGCTTTGACTACAAGGTCGATCGCTTTCATTTGAACACCGTTTATTTGGAGGTTGAACGCTGTTTGACCGCGTGGACTTTGCGTTTTACCCGGCGCAAATCGCTCTCGCAGTCGTCGATAATCTCGTTTATTGTTTCCGGATCGGTCACACCGTTTGCGATGCACACGGCGGCAACGTCCTCGCTGTTTACGACCTGTATCGGGATGAACTTGCGCCCGACACGGCTGTAAATCTCCTTGTAGCCTTTCCGGTTAGTTCGCACACCTTTTTTGATGCGTTTCTCGAGGTAGTCCGTCGCACACAGGATGATCCCGACACGATCCTCGAGTTTGTTGTACAGGCTGATGAAAAAGTAGAGCACTTGATCGCTCAACTTGTCGGCTTCATCGAGTACCACGAGCGGCGTTTCTTTCTTTTTGAGGGCGAGAATAATGTCCGACATCATTTCCGGAACGGTGCAGCCCGTCGAATCAATCCCCATACATTGCAGGAGTTCCGCCATAAAGTGCTTGCGGTTCCAATACTCGGAGCACGAGAGGTTATACACATTCCGGTTGCTGGCAGCATAGCTCTTGATCGCCTCGCTCTTACCGCATCCGGCATCACCCGTGACTGCGAACACGAGGGAATTGTCCTGCGCGTCCTGCAAAAGTCCGTACATGCGTTTGTAGCCGCGTGTCTCCACGACAACCCACGCACGCGGATCGTAACCAATTTGCGAGGCGATCGTGCGCCACATTTCCTCACTGATTAAATCCCAGTTGTTATTGAGCACTTGGGAAATTGTCGCCGGGCTGACGCCGCGCATGGAGTTCGCGGCTTTGTTCTGTCCGCCTTTGATCTCGCAGAACTCCGCGAGTTTGGTTCTGATTTGCTCTTTCTCGATCGTTTTCATATTATCTCTATTTCTGATTATTAGTACAAGTTGAAAGTTTCCTCGTCCTCGATTTGAGGAACCGGGCGGCGCACCGTTGCAATTTCGATCGCCTCTATGTCCTCGATCTCGTGGGCTTGCAGGCGGCGCGTCTGCTTGTGGTTCTTATTTTGCCCCCGGCTATCACACAACAGCAGACGGGTTGCAACGTCGAGCTGCGGGTTGTCATTGAATAATTGCTCGACTTTGTTGCTGGCGAGGGCGAGACGTTCGGTTATGTCGTTCTCGAGCTGCTTGTTGAACTCCCGTACTCGGGCGAGCTGCTCCGCATCCCCCTCGCGGCGGTCGGCGAGAGCCATAGGCTGCACGTGTTTCCGTTCGAGCATGAAGCGCAGGGAACCGTCCTCGTTCACCGCGAGCACATGGTCGAGGTTGTCCGGGTCGTATTTCACCGCCCAGCGGACATGCGCGTATTCCCGGAACTTGGGGTCGAAACAATCGTAATCCCGTTTTATGCCGCCGATCGTCGGGCGCAAGCCCACGCCCTCGAGTGCGTTGCGGTACCCCGTATCGGCTCCGAACGTGAGGAGGTATTGTTCATCGGAAAGCGGCAAGCGTCGCTCCTCGGGTAACTTGTCGAACAATCTCACGTACTCGGCACGTTTTTCGGCGCGCTCCCGCTCAATAAAAGCCGTAAGCTGCTGGCGGCACTCCTCCTCGGTCGGGAAGCTGTGGCGGTGTTTGTTCAAAAACTCGCTATTCGGTTGCAAATCCTTGTTCGAGGTTATGCCGAACCCGCCCCAGTTCGTACAGAGCTGGCAGTATTTCCTGTTGAAATAATTGAAGAACGGCTCGATCACTTTCGATTTGGCGTTGTGCGCACGGGCTGGAGTGTATATGTCTCCCATGATCTGATAAATCGGTTTGAGGTTCCCTCGTCCGTAGTTGTCACTCTGTATTTGATTCGAGTAGTAACGGCGTCCGAAAAGCTCGGCGGTGTGGTTCGCAGCATTCCGGAGGGCTGCTTTGATAAGTTCGGGGGTCTCCCGTTCGCCGATCGCATAGCCGACCGGATAATTGATACAAGGGTCGAGGACAATAACAACCGTGAGGCGATGCGTGTAGGTGGTGGTAGTACGCCCGTTCTTTTCCTCTGTCTTTTGGTAAAGCAACTCGGACACCCAGCCGTCCATTGTCCAGTATAAGAGCGGAGCTGTGGGGCGCGAACGCTTCACCTGCATACTCCGCTGGTTGCGGAACCGCGTCTCGCCGAGGCGTCCTCCGGCTGTCACGAGGTCGTGTTTCTCGCGCCATACGCCGACCGCCGCCCCGGTAATCGTTTTCCAGCCCTGCGTTTCTGCAACTACGTTGTAAATCCGCGCGATCTGCGCGTTGTCGAGGTTGCGAGCGTCGGAAATAAGCCGGATAAGGAGGCTTTCTTTGGTATCGTCGTCGATCTTGGCAGCGTTGCGGGTGCCGTATTTGCCCGTTATCAACGCCCCGTAACCCTCACGCACGTACTGGTTGAATTTCTCTTGCAGGCGGCGCGGGTTCTCCGGCAGGGTGTGCGGGAACGTGTCCGCGATACGCGGCAACGCCTGCGCTGCCTTGCGCCAAAATTCCGCCTTGCTGATACACCGCTTACTCTGTTTCCGGTGCTGACTGTCCGATCGCTCCAGCACCAGCCGGAAAGCGTTTAGGACTGCCGCATTGTTGGCATATTCAGTCTGTTTGTCCGTCGACAAATACTTCCCGTCGCCGAACTGGTGACGCTGGTAAAAATCTAACGCTGCGCCGTCCGGTTCGACGCTCTCGACAAACGGTTTGCTTTCCGCTTGCGCTTTCAAATCCGGACGGCGGCGGTAAACCTCCAGCTGGAACTTTAACGGCAACCTGTCGAGATCAAACAGCGCGGGGTTGCTTCTACAAGCTTTGCGAGCTTGGATAGAAGCATCCTTTTTAACGATGCACTGGATTGCATTCATGGTTGCAATGCCCGCTAAGTCATCGTATGTTACACACAATTTACCGTTGTAGTATTCCATGTTTCACATCTTTATTTTTGCTCCCGTGCCGGTATCGCTCCGGGTAACGCCTTCACGTTCACGGGAAATCGCTATCTTTGTGCGTTCAACTACAAATGTTTAGCGATTATGGAAAACTATATCTGTTTCACTTTTCACCTTCGAAATCGAGTGATGCTCGAAACTGTTCGCGGGAAATTCGGAGCTCTTCTAAGGTCGTTACACCTTCGATACAGAAGTGAATCCGAGTTCCTGCCTTATCGAGACTTATCGAACCCACGTGTCCGGCCATGGCGCCTCGACTTCTCCATGTTGCCACCAGAATACCAGCAAGACAATCATTTGGAAATACTCCGACATCTGAAAGAATCATATTTGCCACGGTTAAAGGCTGCTCATCCTGAATGGGGAGACGTAGCCATTTATAGGAATCTTCACCTGTATCCAAATCTGATTCACTCAATGTCGGATTGGTGGCGATGAGATTCTCCACGGCGTCCCGGTATGCGCGGGCGCACCTCTGTACCCTTTCGAGGGCATCTTCCTTGTGTCGCTTCATCGTCTTACGCGTTTAACTGATTGTAAATCTTTTGCAGGGAATACAGAACATCGCCCCACGTCGCCACTGTCATGTCATTGAATGTCGCCACAGGCTCGTGGTCGATGATGATCGTCGCGGCGTTGGTCTCCCGGTTCACCTGCAACTCCACTCGATCGCCGAAGTTTTGATACATCATTCCCCGCACGTGGTCGTGGCGTGTTTCTACATTCGGACAATAACCTTGCGGTGCCCGCTCCCCGGTATAAATCAATCCGCCTCGTTCCAGTGCGGCGGCACGGAGCATTTGATCGCGTTTGCTGTTGCGTTCGTACTTTAGCGCTCGACTGAGAATCACCCTGTGAACCTTGAAAGTTTGATACAACTCCCGGAATACAGAGGGCGGTAAAAGGATTTGCTTTCTCATAATTGCCTATTAATTGGTTATTTTCAGTATATTTGTTGCGTGGTTGTGTTAAAACCACATTGCAAAGATATAAGATATATCTTAAACAGCAAAATTATTTTTAAGATTTTTTCTACAAAATGAGTGGAGCACTTATAAGAATTAAACAATATCTCGATCTGAAAGGGATAAGCGTTAGAGCGTTTGAGTTGAAATGTGGATTCTCAAACGGCTCATTTGCGAGTCAATTAAAGAATGGCAAGACAATAGGAATTGATCGTTTAGAAAATATCTTAAATGCTTTCCCCGATATTAACATAGAATGGCTTCTTACGGGTAAAGGCAGTATGGCCAAGACCGACACGGTACCATTACCCAAAAACGACCAAACAACCGTTGCGATAGGAAAACGCTCGGACAAGAACGAGGGCATTCCGTTGATCCCAATCGATGCTATGGCAGGGGCGCTTTCGGAGAACAGCCAAACGATCATGGAATATGACTGCGAGCATTACGTCATCCCCATGTTCAAGGGAGCCGAATTTCTGATTCCTGTAAAAGGTGATTCCATGCAGCCCAAGTATTACAGCGGGGATATTGTTGCCTGTAAGCGGCTACCGCTTGATACATTCTTCCAGTGGAACCGCACCTACGTGATAGACAGCGAGCAAGGGGTGCTCATCAAACGGGTAAAACAAGGCGAGGACGACGATCATATCACGTTGGTATCTGACAATCCAGAGTACGACCCGTTTTCGCTCGAAAAATCCCGTATCTACTCACTGGCTCTCGTGATCGGGGTCGTGAGGGCGGAATAACCATAAAACGACCCGAATAGGGATTTCGAGACTTTTTATAGGATTTGAGTGCAGAAAGATAGATTTATATTATTGATATTCAGTGTTTTATGTTTAATATATGGGATGTAAAACCCCGTCAAAAAATGACACTTTGGGGGGTGTTTATGAACCTTATTTTTTTATTATGTGGGGGCAAACCTCAATAAAAATGTCATCCATTAGACCACCCATTAGACCATCCAATGCGTATTTTTGATATTTTGGTCTGAAATTCAGATGTACGCATTTTGCGCATCCATTTTATAAAAATTGCGTTTGAAATGCCGGTTAAACACCGCTTAAAACCTTGCGGCGGACACATGTCGTTTTCAGCCCCGTATGCCGCAAATCCCGCCCGTATCGGTATATAGAGCCGTTCGGGCATAAAAAAAGGGCGTAAATCGCCCCGTTTTGCCTGTAAATACAAGCGCAATTCAAATCGAGTTCAACCAACCGCCGCCGGAATTAACACGAAATTCAAGCAAATGCACATTTGAATTTCGCGCCGAAATTTTGTCGCTCTCTCGTAAGTCGTTGTATTATTGCCGCTTGTCTCTCTTTTCTCCCTGTTCTACTGTGTACATCTCAATTTCATGCCCGTATAGGGCGGCTTTCGCCGCCCCGATTTTATAATTCGACAATCCTTTCCACTCTGCCGTACAACATGGAGCGTATGCTCGTCTTGTCCACGCCCTTGTATTCCGTGTAATGCCCGTACTGCTTTACCACGAATGTTTTCAGTACATCGACAAAGTTGAAACGATACCCTAAAAGCGGAATGGAGTCCTTGAAATAGGTGTTATGGTTTACCTCACGGGTAATCCAGTCTTTCTCCTCACGGGTGAGCGTTCCCCCGTCATTGAGCCGTTTGCGTAATATGTACGCTTTTGAGCCTGCAAGGCTTTCGAGTGCGGGAACGTCCCACGACACGAATTTATATGCTATTTGGTTCATTCTATTTTGTTTTTGCGGGCGGCTTTCGCCGCCCCGATTTTTATGCTGTCATTCGTTTCCGTATAAGGGACATGTTCCCCTTCATCAGTTTCAGTATTTGCCCGTGGTATGGGGTATTCTTGTTACACACGCCACGGCTCTGCACGACCTCCATGCGTTTTAGGGACACCTCTATCGTTTCGATACGTTTGCCGTCGATTGTGGCCGAGAGTATGAGCGAGTCGGCTTTCAGATAGTATTCGTTGGTAAACACGCAATGGTGCATGGCCTCGCCCTCCTGCCGTATGGCTTCAACGCTGTCCAATACCTTGATGCAGATTTCCCCGTCGGAAAACTCCACTCCGAAAAACCGCCCTTTGGCTTCGACAAACGAGGCTTCCTGTTCCAACGCCTTGCGCCGTTCCTCCTGCCGCCGTTCCATTTGCATGTGCCGCCGTTTTTTTGCCATGTAGAGGTCATGCGCTGCGGGCAGGTCTGCGGGACACACGAAATGGGCGTTATGCAGGTCTTTCCCGAAAAATCGCAGCAGGTCGATGTAGTCGCACCATTCCGTCGGTTTCCCGATAGCGTACCCGTTACGGATGGCGATACGGATGGCCGGCCAATAGTCTGCGATATTGCGGGAGGAACGGGCGAAAAATCGCACGAGTGCCGTTTGTCCCGCTTTAAGCAGCGTTTCGGCCTTGTTCTCCGAGAGCAGCAGGTGGATAAGGTCGAAAGGGGTTACATCGGGGAGTTGTTTACCGTAGCCGCTTCGGCGCAGTTCGGGGATAAGCCGTTGTCGGGGATAGATGCGTGTGGGCGTGATGTTGTATTTCCCGTCGTTCTCCGCCCGCAGTTCCAATGCGCTCGACCAACTCCACCCGTGAACGAAGAAGCCCATCGGGCGCAGCCGTGCGAAGGTTGCGGAGCGTCCGTCGGGGGCAATCCACCGCTGTACGGCTTCGATATGGGTGTAAACGGGCGTCTGTCCCACTTTCGCCCAACACTCGATATAGACGAAGCGCAGGACTTGAAAACCCTTGCAGCGGGTTACGATGCACAAATACTCGTAATCGTTGAACTTGCGGCGCAGGGTGGTTTCCACTTTCAGCGGGGTGTGGCAGTGCGGACACTCGCACCCTAACAGATTGTCCGTGAGTTCTCCGTTTTCGCTCTGCCACGTGTGGCCGCACTCGGTGCAGGTGATAAGTCCTTTCGGCGTGCGGCGTCCGATATGCTCGATGCAGTTCTTGTACCCCCATTCGATTTGTGCGGGGGTAAGCGGCGGCAGGTGTTTGCTTGCCGCCACAACGCTCTGTTGGAATTTTGTTCTCGGTTTCATAACTAAAATAGACTGGGCATTAGTTTGTTATCTTCGATTTTCTTGGGTTTGGACTTGGCTTTCGCCAACTTGGCGTAGGCTTCGCTCTCGGCCTTCCGTATGGCGTTCCGCCGTGCCTCGGCTTTTTCCTCCTCGGTCAGTTCAACGGTGTGATTGACCACTACCTTGCAACTGACGGGTTTGCCGATGTCGATGTCCTCCTCGTCGTAATAGTGGAGTGCCATAGAGTATATTTCCTCGTCGGCAAACCCGTTGCAACCGCTCTGCCGTACTTGGTTGATGATGAAAGTGCAGCAATCGTCAATGTTCTTTTTCGGGTTGGCGTATCGGGGTGCGAAAAGTTCGTCCTCCCGTGCCCGTGCGTCGAGATAGTTCTGTATCGTCAGTTTGAAATAATCTGTTCCTTGTGCCATGATTTTTTGGTATTGTGGGGCGGCGAGCCGCCCCGTGTTCAACATTTATTCGTCCTTTCCGAGAAGCCGTCGCACCTCGTCCTCTTTGGTCTTTTGGAAAATCCATCCCGCTCTCTTCTGCCCGTCATGCGTCAGCCGTGCGTTGAAGCGTCCCCCGAGTGCGTGAAGGGCGTCCTTGACGGGCTTGGTGTCCCCGAATACGGCTATCGCCTTCTCGGAATAGTCCACGATGATAAACCCGCCTTGCACGCTCGTTTCAGTGCGTTCCGCCCGTTTTTCGTCTTTCGGCTCGGGCAGACATATATTCTCCTCGTTTCCTGCGATATATGCCAGCCTGTCGATGTACCCTTCACGTGTGTAGTGGGTCAGTTTGCAGACACTCCACCCGTATTTCGGACTTTTGCCGAGCGTGAAAACGGGATAGCGGTGTTCGTTCTTGGGGTCGTATTCGGAGAGGTGCGCCGTTTGCGGGAAATTGGCCGCCGCCTTTCTCAACTCCCCGAAGCCGTTGCGGGAGGTGGCCGAAAAGCCGAGAATGACGGTACGCACGCTTCGGGTGGTCGAACACTCGTAAGAGGGGTCAGTGTATTCCGTTTCGTTGAGTTCGGCGATGATTACGCCCTGCACCCCTTCGGGCATGATGCGGCGTAACCTCTGCGCCCCTATTTCCGCTATGCGGTCATGCTCGGCTTTCTCTTTGGCGGCGGCGATGGCCTGCGCCGTGGCTTGCTCTTCCGCCTGCCCCACGAGCAAAGCCACCTCGAAAGCGTCCATGAACTCGGGGTTCACGTCGTCGTAGTACCTGCCGATACCGAATGTTTGCGAGAGGGGTCGCAGAATGTCCGTTTGGCTGATTTCCTTTGTTTCGGTATCGACCATGTGGTACACGTAGCCACGGGCGGTGTGTTCCACCTTGTAAACGACGTAACGCTTTCTGCTCGCACCCGCACCGATACCGATGATTACCTGGTTTTCCTTGACTACCTGCACCCGTGTGTCCGTGGTAGTCGCTCCGAATAATGAAATGTACTTTGTCATACCTGTAATAATTTAGAAGATGTGAGTGAATAGGAAATAGAAAAAGCCGGTTAGAGCCACGAGAGAAACAAGGCAGGAGAAAATGCCCCGCAGGATGTCATAACAGAACGTGAAGCCCAAAACGACCCAAATAAAGTCGATACCCCACACGTGGAAGCCCAAAGCCACCGCCCCGACCTTTACCGCCAACCCGACCTTTGCCTTTATGCCAAGTGGAAGGTTGGAGGATTTCTGTTTCCATTTATTTTTCTCTTCGTTTCTCATAACCTTTGACTTTTTTTTTATGCCGTAGCGGAGCCGGTATGGATGGAATCTGTTTCGGTAGCATCAAAAGGTGTCGGGGATAGCTGCTGCAAGATTTTGTCGGAAAATACGCTCGCCCGCAGGGAAAGAGGAAGATTTTGCGGCAAACCGCCCCGCGGCCCGATCTTGCAGCAGCGTGAGCCCCGTAACTACCTTTGCTACTGACAACAGATTTCCATACCGCGCTCCGCGGCATGAAAAAAAGAGAGGAAAAGGTTATGGGAGAGAAACGGGGAGAAAACGATATGCCGTGAACGCTCGCGAAAGTCGGTTCACGGCTCACCCTGCATGGAATGATAAATCGCCCGCGAACATTTCCTTTCACGGGCGATTGGCGTATCGGAGCGTGCCGATCCCGTATCGGCGGAGGATCGTTTCCGCCGGACGTGGCGCCACTCGCTGCCACTTTTAAGACGGATACGTCCATATACCACTGGCTGATAACAAGATACTGTTCATTTGTGTACTTTTGGGCATCCGGGAAACAAAAAATGAAACAGAACATGGAAATAATAAGTATGGACGTGAAGGCTTTCGACGCGCTGGCAGGGCACGTGGAAGCCATTGAAAGAAAAGCCGAGGCGTTATGCCGCAGGCAGGAGGACGTGAGTTTGAAAAAATGGCTGGACAACCAGGATGTCTGTGACGTGCTGGGGATATCGAAACGTACCCTGCAAACCTACCGGGAGAAAGGGTTGCTGCCTTTCAGCCGCATCCGTCACAAAATCTTCTACAAACCGGAAGATGTCGGGAAACTGCTGCAATCGTCGCACTATCCTAATACCGCCGCGTTATGAGCCATTATTTCATCGACAAGCACGATCCGCGTGTGGCGGATCTCTTCCGGCGTTTGGAAAAGGCCGGCAAGGCACTGGATAAACTGGAATCCTCCGGAGGCCGGACACTCAAGGGAGAGCGGTTCGTCACCGACGAGGAATTGTCCCGGCTGCTGAAAATCAGCAGGCGTACATTGCAGGAATACCGCACGGCGCGGATCATTCCCTATTATTTGATTCAGGGCAAGGTACTATACATGGAATCCGAGATGCAGAAATTTCTGGAAGATTCCCGGAAGAAATGTATCGGGGGACAGGAATGGGTATAAAAGAAGAACGGCCATCACGGCCGTTCTTCTTTTTCAGTTCAATATCGTGTTCATGCCGGGGAGCTGCCAGACGACGGCGGTCGTCGTGGCCCTTCGGACAAGCCACCGTCGGAAGGCTTCGGCATTCCCGGATTTTAAGCGGAAAGCCAGCGCGGCGATCATTTCGAGCGAATACAGCTCGACAATACCGCCGTCACGGTTGCGCTCCCGGCGGTAAACCCGCTCCTCACGGAGTATGCCGCTTTTGAGTATGGAGCGGATGTTGCTCCCCACGGCAGGAACGAAGACTCCGAACAGGTCGGCAATCTGGTGGCGCGTGAGCCATACACGGTTCTCCGGCGTGTGGATTTCCACCCGCCCGTTTTCAATGCTGATAGGTTCTCTTGTCGTCATAGTCATACAAATTTATCAATTTTTGTTATACTGTTCAACCGTTTACCGTTATAATATCTGCCGTTTCCGGTTCGTCCTCCTCGTAGAGATTTATTTTCCGGCCTTTGGTCTGTTCTTTCAGACGTTTCATGTCCTCGTCCACCTTGCGGTCGGTCACTTTGGCGTAAATCTGCGTGGTGGAAATGCTCTTGTGTCCCATCATGCGGCTGACAGTTTCGATAGGCACACCCAGCGAGAGCGTGATATGTGTCCCGAAATTGTGCCTCGCCTTGTGAAAGGTCATGTCGAAGCCGTATGTCCGTCCCAGTTCTCTGGTGAGCTTGATGAGATACCCCCGGCAATAGAGGTTGAAAATCCTGTCGCTTTTACGCTCGTGGCGGTATTTCTCGATGATCTGCAACGGCACGTTCAGCAGGCGGATGGCCGAGGGCGTTTCGGTCTTCTGGCGCCGGATGTGTATCCAGTACGTTCCGTCGTCCGACTGCGTGATGTCTTTTTCGGACAAGCGTTTCAGGTCGGCGTAGGACAACCCCGTGAAGGTAGCGAAGAGAAACCAGTCCCGCACCCGCTGGAGGTTGGGTTTACCGACGGGAGTTTCCATCAGTTTTTTGAGGTCTTCGAGTTTCAAATGGCGGCTCTTGCGCCGGGGCAGTTCCGGGTGCAGCTTCCCGTAAGGGTCGCGCCGGAGTGTACCCTGACTGACAGCCCGCTTGGTCATTTTTTTCAACCGGTAAAGATGCTCGTGTACTGTCTTGGGTTTCATTTCACGATCTGTACGCAGGAATATTTCAAAATCATCGTAGAACTCCCGGTCAAGGCTCCGCAACGCTACATCCTCCTTTTCCTTCCTTTTTTTCACGAAGGAGGCTAAAATATTATAGGAGTTCTCGTAACTTTCATAAGTTTCTTCCTTGCGATCCACGCCGACACGCTTGCGGAACTCCTCGTTATGCTCGCGGAACAAGGCAAGGAGGGTGAACGGTTTCTGCCCGATTCCTTCCACGGCGTTTTTGACCAGCTCGGCCGTCACGAAACCGAGGCTTTTACGAATATGACGGTAATGTCCGGTGATTTTTTCGGTCAGTTTCTCTATTGCCTGGTTTACCGTTCGGGCGTTCTCGCTTCGTCCGTTCGCCCTTTTGGTTTCCGGATTCCAAAGCGATGGATCGACAAACGCGTTGATATTGATCGGGGCCGACTTGGCGTCGATGCTTACCTTGCATAACAATTTACATGTTCCGTCCTTGCGGACTTTCGTGCGGTTGATGTAGAACAGCAGGGAGAACGTGCTGCGGCGTTTTATCTCTTTATTATTCGTTTCCATAATCGTTGTGAATTTGATTGTCAATGATAGATTAAATAGCTACGGAGAAGCGGCCGGCAATCTTTTCCTCTAAAGACCGGGTATCCATGTCGATCTTGTCATCGGTCACTTTGGCGTAAATCTGCGTCGTGGAAATGCGGCTATGCCCCAGCATTTTACTGACGGTTTCAAGCGGGACACCATGCGAAAGCGTGATCTCGGTGGCGTAGGTATGGCGTCCGCAGTGAAAGACGAGCTTCCGTTCAATTCCGCAAATGGCGGCAATACGTTTCAGTGTCCGGTTGAGTTCGTTGTTGCTGTACATCGGCAGCAGTTTTCCTTCCGGGGCCATATCCCGGTACTTGTCGAGGATGAGCAACGGTATGTCGAGCAACGGCACTTCATAGTCGATTTTCGTCTTCTTGCGGGCGGTCTTGATCCATACCTCACCGTCCTCGGCCACTTCCAGATCCTCCGTCGTCAGGCGGCACATGTCCCCGTAAGGGATACCCGTGTAGCAGGAGAAGAGGAACAGGTCGCGGATATGGTAGAGTTTCGGGTCGTGCAGGGGTGTGGTCATCAGCCGTTGTAACTCTGCGGCGGTAAGGTATTTCTGTTCCCGCTCGGGATGTTCGGCTTCATACCCCGCGAACGGGTCGGCAGTGATAATCCCTTCCGCGATGGCTTCCCCGACAATCGTGTTCAACCGTGTGACAAGCAACACGATAGTTCCCAGGGCAAAGCGGCGCTCCGTGCGTAGGTAGAGGTCATAGTTGTCGATGAATGAACGGTTCAGGGCCGTGAAAGGAACATCCGACAACTTGTATTTCTCCTGGATGAAAGCAGCCACACAGTTACAAGCATAGCGGTAAGATTGTGCTGTTCCCTTTTCCCGGTTCACGCCGACACGTTTTTCGAAATGTTCGATGAACGTCCGGAAATAACCCAACAGGGTTTCCTGCCCGAAAGCCGTCCCCAACAACAGATTCCTTATTTCTTCAGCCGTTACATTCTCACGGGTGGCTGACAGTTCGTCATAAATGGAAATGGCTGAAGCTCGCAAATCGTCCAGTTGCCGGTTGATTTCCCGCGCGGCGTTACTTTTACCCGTGGCACGTCCGGATGCCCACAGTGCAGCGGGTACGGACATTTTCGCACTAAAAGCCGCTTCTGAAAATTTGCCGACAACAAGTTTCGCCATGACCGGGCAATGTCCCTCGTCATTCATTTCGCTCTTTTTGAGGTAGAACGTAACCGTTACATCCGTCTGTTTCAT